CGGAGGCCCATGGATGTGAATCGGGCCGTTGTGAAGGGCGGCGGCGGAAAGCACTGGACAAAGGCGGAGATCGAGGAGCGGCAGCGCTCGGAGGTCAAGGCCGGGAAGCCCAGGAGCCTGACGCCTCCCAAATGGCTGAGTAAGCCGGCGGCGAAGCTGTTCCGGGCATACGCCAAGGAGCTCCTGGCGCTGCCCGGGGATGTGGTGTCCAAATTGGACACGGGAACCCTGGCCCGGTACTGCGACTGCGAGGCCACCTACGGGGAGGCGTCCAGGCACAAGGAGATCTGGATGGCGCAGCTGAGCGCTCAGATCCCGGACCTGAGCGGCGGCGGAGAGATTGCCACCCAGGATGAGATCCACGAGCGGGAGAAGGAATACAGCGAAGCCCAGGCGCAGCTGGACTACTGGACCGGTCAGATGGCCAAGATGGAGAAGATCTGCCGGGGATGCGCCACGGAGCTGGGCATGACGGTGTCCAGCCGGTGCCGCCTGGTAGTGCCGAAGGTGGAGGAGGCGCCGGAAAATCCCATTGAGGAGCTTCGGAGGCGCTTCCAGGCATGACGGCAGCAACCTCCGCGACCACGGTCTTCTCCCCTGCTGCTGCCGACTTCGCCTGCGGATTCCTGGAGCTTCTGACATTCTCCAAGGGCGACTTCGCCGGGAAACCGTTCCGGCTGCAGGACTGGCAGCGGGATCCCCTGCGGGAATTTTACGGCACCCTGTCCCTGGAGCCGGGAGACGATCCAACAGGGCAGAAGGCCCGGATGTACCAGTACCTCTACCTGGAGATCCCCAAGAAAAACGGCAAGACGGAGCTGGCGGCGGGTCTGGCCCTCTACCACCTGCTGGCCGATGGGGAGAACAAGCCGGAGGTCTACCTCTGCGCGGCGGATCGGGACAACGCTTCCATCTGCTACAACGCCATCGTGGCCATGATCGACAACGCCCCCTGGCTGCAGCAGCTGGTGAAGGTCCGGCCCAGCCGGAAGGAGGTCATCCGGAACAGCGACGGCGGCTATATCCGGGTGCTGAGCGCCGAGGCCTACAGTAAGCACGGCTACAGCCCCAGCTGCGTGATCTTCGACGAGCTGCACGCGCAGCCCAGCCGGGATCTCTGGGACGTCATGACCTTCGGCGCCGGCTCCGCCAGGCGTCAGCCGGTATGGATCGTGCTGACCACGGCCGGAGACGACCCGGACCGGAAGTCCATCGGCTGGGAGATCCACGAGCAGTGCCGGCGGATCCTGGCAGCTCGGGACGGCTCCGGAGACCCTGCAGACGACAACCCCATCTGGCTGCCGGTGATGTACGGGATGCCGGATGACCCGGAGGTCTGCAACGCCATGAACATCCACGACGAGGACCTTTGGCGGCGCTGCAACCCCTCCATCGGGGTGACGATCCCCCTCCGGACCATCCGCCAGGAGGCCCGGGAGGCGAAGCAGAGCGAGCAGAAGGAACGGCTGTTCCGGTGGCTACGCCTGAACCAGTGGGTGGCCACCAAGAGCATCGGCTGGCTGCCCCTCCCCCTCTATGACCGGACCCAGTGGCACGTGCCGGCCCTGGAGGAGCACTACAAGGGCCCGGAGCTCCGGCAGAAGATGCGGGAGAGCCTCCGGGGAAAGAAATGCTTCGGCGGCCTGGATCTTTCCACCACAACAGACCTCTCCGCCTTCGTCCTGGAATTTCCGCCCCAGCCCGGTCTTGACACCTGGGTGGTGCTGTTCTGGGCGTGGCGGCCACGGGAGGGCACCACGGACGCGGAGAAGCGGGATCACGTCCCCTACTCCGACTGGGCCCGAGCCGGGTACCTGAGCCTCTGCGACGGTGACATGATCGACTTTACAGAGATCGAGGACACGATCCTGGCAGCCTCCAGGACGTACCGGCTGGAGCTGCTGGGCGTGGATCCCTATCTATCCCGGATGCTGTCCGGGCGGCTGCAGGACGCGGGCCTGAACGTGGCGGAGATCCCCCAGAACATGGCCAACCTCTCCCCGGCCATGAAGGACCTGGAGGTCAAGCTCCGGGAGCACCAGATGGTGCACGAGCACAACACCTGCGCCCGGTGGAACTTCGGCAACGTGCGCTGCCGGACCGACGGCAACGAGAACATCAAGCCCATGAAAAACATGAGTATCGGCAGGATCGACATCACGGTGGCCTGGATCATCGCCCACGCGGCGGCTATGCTGGCGCCCCAGAACACGCTGGCAGACCGGATCCAGGCGGGCACCTGGCACCTGTAACGGGAGGAAATCATGGTACAGCAGGGAAAGCACAGGATCAAAATCGAAGCCAAGCCCAACGGCCTGGCCACCATCGAGCTGGACGGCGAGGACGTCAGCAAGAACTGCGTCGGTTACAGCATCGAGCACGAAGCCGGAAGCTACGCCGTAGTGGAGCTGCGGTACAAATTCTGGGGCTCGGCAGAGCTCAGCGGGACGGTGGAGATGTCACCCACCGGTTTTGTCCCGCATGAGCAGATGGAGGACGTCTACGGCCCGCCGCAGGAGGGGAAATCATGACAAAAACAGCCTACACGGGGACCCGGGCCGTGATCTACACGGGAACCCGGAACCTCTACGAGCACATGGTGCCGGCCATGCGGAGCCTGCTGAAGCACGCCCATGTGGACCGGATCTACCTGATGATCGAGGACGATGCGTTCCCTTATCCGCTGCCGGAACAGGCGAGGATCCTGAACGTCCGGGATCAGACGGTCTTCCCGCCGGAGGGCCCCAACTATACCACCCGGTTCCGGCCCATCTGCATGATGCGGGCGGCCTGCGCCCGGGTGCTGCCCTCCAGCCTCAAGCGGGTGCTGCAGCTGGACGTGGACACCATCATCGACGACAGCATCGACGAGCTCTGGGACATGGACCTGACCGGGAAATGGTTCGCGGCGGTGCCGGAGCATCTGGGCACCTTCAAGCCCTACGGGCCCAGGTACTTCAACGCCGGCGTCATGATGCTGAACCTGGCAGAGATCCGGAAGGACCGGATCACCGGGGAGCTGGTGCGGATGCTGAACACCGAGCAGGTCCCCTACATCGACCAGGACGCCTGGAACAAGGCCGCGGCGGAGCATCCGGAGAAGGCGGCGGAGCTGCCGGTCCGGTTCAACGAGTGCTTCGTCACCGGCTACACCGACCGGCCGGCCATCGTCCACTACGCAGGATGCACGGACTGGACCACCAGCTCGTCCATGTTCCGGGTGCAGTACCGGGATAAGTACCGGGCCTTGCTGGATCCCTGGGAGGCGATTCACCCATGAAGCTGATGATCGCCATCCCCACCATCGACTATATGCACTTCGCTTTCGTCCGTTGTCTGGCGGCGCTGATCGAGCACCTGAAGGACCGGGGCACAGATTACGAGCTGGCCTTCCGGGGCAACACCATGGTGTACATGGCCCGGGACGATCTGGCCAGGAAGGCCATCGCGGAAGGCTTCACCCACGTGCTGTGGCTGGATGCGGACATGATCTTCCCGGAGACCATCGTGGAGGATCTGCAGCGGTCCGGGAAGCCCTTTGTTTCCGGCGTTTACGCTGCCAGGCGTCCGCCGCACCGGAGCTGCGTGTTCACCAGCCTGTTCCCGGTGGAACGGCCAGCGCCCGACGCCTACCCGGAGGACGTCTTCGAGATCCACGGCTGCGGCTTCGGCTGCGTGCTGATGGAGACGGAGATCCTGAAAAAGACCGGCTTCTACACCGGCCTGCTTTTCCTGCCGGACGGCGCCTTCGGGGAGGATCTGAGCTTCTGCCAGCGGGCCAGGAGCCAGGGCTTCCGGATCTGGTGCGACCCGAACGTGGTCTGCGGGCACATCGGACAGATGGCGGTCTATCCGGAGGCCCAGTTCTACCAGGAGTGCGAGGGCACCGGGTACCTGGGGGTTTACGGATGAGCGCGGAGCAGTTGGTGATCGACACCGCCAGCGGGCAGCTGGGGCTGTTTGACGAAGCGGAAGAATACCAGGCGTTCACGGAGAAGTTCAAGGCAAAGAAGACCACGGACGACTGCTACACCCCGGAAAACATCCACGAGGCCGTGATGGCCTGGGTGGAGCAGGAGTACGGCATCGGCCGGGAGCATTTCCTCCGGCCCTTCTGGCCGGGCGGAGACTACCAGGCCGGGGTCTATCCGCCGGAGGACGTCGTGGTGGACAACCCGCCCTTCTCCCTGCGGAAGCAGATCGTGGACTTCTACATGGCCCGGGGCGTGCGGTTTTTCCTCTACTCCCCCGCCCTGACGCTGCTGACCCGGCGGCATGACGTGTGCCATATTGCCGTAGGCGTCTCTGTGACCTATGAAAACGGGGCGGAGGTGCCCACCAGCTTCGTGACCAACCTGGAGTCATCCGTCCTCCGGACGGCGCCGGAGCTCTACCGGGCTATCAGCCAGGCGGATCAGGAGAACCGGCGGGCACTCCACAGGAGCCTGCCGAAGTACATCTACCCGGATCATATCGTCACGGCAGCCATCGCGCAGCGGTGGTGCAAGTATGGCGTTGACTGGTCCGTGAGCCCGTCCGATTGCAGGACAATCGGCGAGCTGGACGCCCAGCGAGCGGCCGGAAAATCCATTTTCGGCTACGGGCTCCTGTTATCAGAGCGGGCAGCCGCAGAGCGGGCAGCCGCAGAGCGGGCAGCCGCAGAGCGGGCAGCCGCAGAGCGGGCAGCCGCAGAGCGGTGGAAACTGTCTGAGCGAGAAATGCAGATTGTCCGGGCTCTGGGCGCGGACGCGAAGGAGGAACAACCATGAAAAACAACCTGATCCGGGATCTGATGATCGTGATCCTGTTTTTCGGCGCCCTGGCACTGATCACCTACGGCGCTTTCCTGATCTTCCGGCCTCTGGCCTTTGTGGTGCTTGGTGCGGCGGCGCTGTATCTGGCGGCCTGCGTGAGCCGGTCCGGAGATTAGATTGCCGCGCCGTCCCCCAGACGGCCTTAACATGACAGAAAGGGGTAATGCGTATGAGAATCAGCGAGGCGCTGATGCGCCCGATCGTGGGCGGCGGGATCCGGTCCCCTACCCCGGCACGCCGGGACGCGGTGACCATCAGCACACCGGGCATCGTCTACGGCGGCAGCAGCAGCGGGGCCACGCCCCAGGGCGCCCAGAGCCTGAGTGCGGTTTTTGCGGCAGTGGAAATCCGCAGCGATGACATGAGCGTGCTGCCGGCCTACGTCTATAACACC